AGGACCAACAAATAGTGGTAAAAATGATGCCATTTTAATCATGAGGGTTGGTCAAAAACAAAATTCAAATACTACGAAAGACACCCCATATGCTTTAACCGTAGAAGATGTAAATTTAGATTCTTCGTGTTTTGTTATGGCAGAAAATCAAGATATAAATTTTTATTTTTCTTCTAAGTTTTTAACATTAGAAAATTTGGGAGTAGCTGATTATGCCCAAACAATAAATGATAACACTGGCAATAGAAAGACTCTATTATCTAAAAATCAAGCAATTTTAAACAGTGGTAGATTAGTTTTAAACTCAAAAGAAAATGACATAATACTTTCTTCTAATCGACACGCTGTTGTTGCTGCTAATGAAAATATTGTTATTGACGGCGGAAGTAGTATTTATGTAAATCCAATAAAAGAGTCAAATGGACAAATATTTTTGGGAACGGTTGAGAAAAAAAATTCTGTTGCTAAATATAATGAATTAGAATCTGTATTATATGAAATTTTAGATCACATAGAAGAGTTAGCTAGAACAATTGTTATTCCATACAAGCCCCTATCAGAAATAACGCTAGGCAAAATAACACCAACGAAACTGAGTGTTCGTGATATTAAAAGTAAGTTGGTTAAAATAAGAGACTGAACTATTTATAAAGGAACCATAGGAGTATATTATGACCAGTAAAGAATTATCAAAATTAATTAGAGAATTTGTTAGAAAAGAAGTTGAACATCAAAAAGCCGAAATCATCAAAGAAATTAAGGCTGAAATGTTTGATGTTATCATGGGTGGAAATACTACATCTTCTTCACAACTACAAACTGAATCCGTTGGACCACAATCGCCAGCAGCTGATATGACGCGTGCTCAATTACGAGAAATGTTCCAACAAAACATGGGAACGGATACGATGGAATTTAATACCAATAATGTATTGGTTAACCCATCCGCTCCACCGGCATCATTTAGAGCAGGTGCTGTTGGAGAAAAACATAAAGATGTACTCGAAGCCATGAATAAAGATTATGGTTCGTTAATGAAAAAAATGGGAATCTAGTAAATGGCTAAGGGATTTACATTACCACTAGAACGGGGATCGGGTGGATATTTTCAAACATCCGAAACTGTTCTAGAACAAGTTAAAAGTAATTTTATTAATTTGATTTTAACAATCCCCGGCGAAAGATTTAATAATCCAGAATTTGGATGTAACATTCATAGATTAGTTTTTGATTTTAATAATAGTGATTTTTCTGTAAATGCTAGACAATCTGTTGAAGACGCGGTTGCTCGGTGGATGCCATATCTTAATTTAGAAGAATTTGTTTTTCAGCCAACCGATGACGATGTAAGCAATCATAGGGCTCAAATGTACGTAAAGTACAGGTTATCTGAAAATCCAAACTTCAGTGACGAAGTATTGATAAATATTTGAGGATTTTAAATGGCAATTAGCAAAACTTCAGCGGTCGTTATCAATGACCAAATAGATAAAAAACAGGTAAAGTATTTAAACAAAGATTATTCTGAGTTTAAGAAAAATTTGGTCGATTTTACTAAGTTCTATTTTCCAGATACCTATCAAGATTTCAGCGATGCATCGCCTGGTTCTATTTTTATTGATATGGCTTCTTATGTTGGTGACGTTCTTTCATATTATACAGATAATTCCTTTAAAGAAAGTTTATTAGCATATGCAGAAGAAAGAGAAAATATCGTTGCAATTGCACAGGGTTTAGGATTTAAACCAAGATTAACTTCCCCCTCACATTGTAAGGCTGTATTGTCTGTTCTTGTTCCTGCTGACAGTGATGGTAATTTAGACACTAGATTTTTACCAAGAATATCAGCAGGATCTGCTTTCGGAGCAACAACACAATTTGATGCTGGAACATTTTTAACGCAAGACATTTGTGATTTTGGAAATAGTAAAAACAGAACTGTTCAGACATTTTCACTAGACAGCGGAACTAGTTTACCTTCTACGTATATAGTTTCTAAGGTGTGTAAGTTGGTATCAGCAACAGAAAAAACATTACAAAGAATAGTTAATAACCCAACCAAATTTTTAAAAATTGAAATCCAAGACGATAATGCAGTAGAAATTGTATCGGTTGTTGATGCGGAAGGAAATACGTGGTATGAGGTAGATAATTTGTCTCAAGATTATCGTTTTGAAGATGTGATAACGAATGTTCTTGGATCAACAACTGCCCCTCTATATACAATAAAATCGGTCAAAGTTAATCGTAGATTTATTACTAGACTAAATAGAAATAATAAAATTGAACTAGTATTTGGCTCAGGAACTGGCGATCTAAGTGATGTATATGAAAACCCAGATTATAGATCGGTGTATGATCAACAGTACTTACAGAACATGACTAATGTTTCTTTAGACACATTAAATTTTACAAACAGCGATTCATTTGGTCTAGCTCCAGCAAACACCACATTAACAATTAACTATAGAGTTTCTAATGGGTTGCGATCAAACGTCCCCTCGGGAACAATTACAAAGGTTAACAATTTAATTACTTTGAATGAAACTAGAACATTAAACGGAAGTGATTTAGCAACATTTAATACAATGGTTTCTAGTATTACAATAATTAATGAAGAACCGGCTACGGGTGGATTAAACAATCCAACCACCGAACAAATTAGACAAGCAGCTATAGGATTTGTAAATGCTCAGGGAAGAATCGTTACTTCTACTGACTACGAAAAGCGTATATTATCAATGCCATCTAAATATGGTGCTGTTTCTAAAGCGTTTGCTATCAATGATGCGGGAATCAGTGATATTGGAAAATTTCAAGATGAATTTGGAGAAACGGCTAGTATTGACGATGACATTGATTACGTGGACGATTCCCCAGTTAATAATAATGTAAATCTTTATATGTTAGGATATGATAGTGACAGAAGACTTACCATTTTAAATGATGAAGTAAAAAGAAATGTAAAAAAATTCTTAAAAGGTTATAGAATGATGACCGATAGAATTAATATCTTAGACGCATTTAGAGTTTCTATAGGAGTAAATTATACTATTGTAACATACAAGGGATTTAATTCATATGAAGTTTTAGCTAAATGTTCTGATTCGATTGCAAAATATTTTGACATTGATGATTGGAATATAAATCAACCAATTTTGGTAGATGATGTGTTATTACAAATTGCTAGAATAGAGGGAGTGCAGTCGGTAACTAACATTGATATTGTAAACAAATATCAACAACGTGACGGTAGAGATTATGCTCCATATAGTTATGACGTTTCGGCTACGAGTCCCAATAGAAGTAATAATATTGTATACCCGTCAGCTGACCCATGTATATTTGAGTTACGTTATCCAGAAAACGATATCGTAGGGACGGCACTACAATGAGTAGAATATATTTAGAACCAATAAAAGACGCTACTATTTATGAAGTATTCAGCACATTAAATACTGGATATGATGAAATAATAGAAGTTGGTAAGTTAAAAAATGATAGAGAATATACCAACGGAGCCGTTCGTTCACTAATACAATTTGATCTGACTGATCTACAGGGAGCCCCTACAGAATCTTCGGTGTTTCTTAATTTAACAGTAGCTCACGCAGAAAAATTACACCAAGATGAATTGATATATTTATGTAAAGTATCAAGTTCTTGGAACGAAGGTTCTGGATATTCAATGCAAACACCGTTTGTTTCTGACGACGGTGTGACTTGGAAAATTAAAACGAGCGGATCTACATGGAATGTTAGTGGAAGTGATTATTTAACAGATGTTGTGGTTAGTCAATCTGTAGCCGACATAACTAATGATGAATTACGAATTAATGTAACTGACTTAATTGCTCCGATGATTTCTGGATCATCAGTGACCAGTAATTACGGATTGATTATGTTCTTTACTGGCAGTTCAGAAGATGAAGTTTCTAATGAAGGAAATATTAAATTTTTCTCCAGACAAACACACACGGTACACGAACCCAGATTAGAATTAGCTTGGTTAAATCAAACTTTTAATACGGGGTCATTATCGGCATTAACAAATTTTGATGTAGAATTGTCGCCAAAAAATTTAAAAGATAGATATATAAAAACTGAAAAAAGCAAATTATACTTTACTGTAAGAGATAAATATCCTTCTAAGACATATACAAATACTTCTAGATTCCATAATAAATATTACTTACCTTCTGGGTCACAATTTAGTATTGTTGATGCTGGTTCAGGAACTACGGTAGTTCCATTTGATCAATATTCACACATTGACTGTGATACGGTCGCGTCATATGTGTTATTAGATACCACTCCACTTTATAAGAATAGATTTTATGACTTAAAACTAAAAATTATTTTGGATAACGAAACTTTGATAACAAAACCATTTAGGTTTAAAGTAGTATGAGTGACGTAACTGAAGGTCGAGAAGGCCGAGCACAACGCTTGCCATTAACCACCTTGGAGGTGCTTGCTCCACATGAATTGTCAGAAAACGCAATATACCCCAATAATGTAAAAAGAATTATTGTTAAAGGAACTAGCAAAAGAAATCTAGAATCGCAGGTAGTTAAAGTACAAACAAATACGTTCACTACTATTATAAGAACATACGATAACTTATATACTGCTGTAGATTTTGAGGAAATATAATGTCTAAGGCTATAAATTATAAACAAAATATTAATGACCCAAAATTAGTATCTGGCCAAAGAATACAACGCGTTTTGGTGGACGAAGAATATGTAATTAATCGACAAGAATCTAAATATTATTATCCGTTAGATAAAGACAGAGAGTTTGTAGAATTACATTTTTATGTTCCAGATACCGAAACTTTAATTTATTCTACCTCTATTCCACTTAGTGAAGGATATGCTGTAATTAGTAGTGATAACTTAGATGATACTGGTCAATTTATAAATGATGGAAATTTTAAGTTAGAGTTGTACATATGGAAGCCGGGAAATGGAAACGATTACAGCAATCCAAACAGTTTACAAGTAAAATATTTAGAAGGTCTTCCATCCGGATTTTATGATGTTATTATTAACTTTTTTGCAGACGAAGTTGGAACCTATGATGACATTGATTGGAGAATAAAAACTATATCTCCGTCAAAAACTGAAATTGTATTACACGCTAACCCAAATCAAGATGGGTCAGGTGAAGTTAATTTAAATGCTAGACTTTCTAGAGATTATGAGCAATTTTTATTTACATCAATATTTTATGACGAATTTGTAGAATTGATTAATACTTACTTTAATGACGCAGACGGATTATATGTGGACGTACTAAGCAAAATGTCTAACTCTCAACAAGATAAATCATCAACAATAGATAATTATTCAGAATACACATTCCCAGAACTTGTAAGAAATTTAATACAGCATATAGATTTTGATATTGGCGATTGGATGAGATACGAAAAAAACTCAGAAAATCCAGGCGGCAGCCGTTATAGAATTCAACAAAATAGATTTAAAGATCAACTAGAAGTGATACTATCCAGCGTGGTTGGAGATCATTTAGTATCTATAGATATAAACGATTCTGGTCCTATACCTTTTGTGGTTAATCAATGAGTATAAAAATTTTACGAGGAAACGTGTCAGAAAATGTTTCCGGCCGAGATATAACAACAGAAACTATTAAGTTTAATAAAACTTATACTAATGGATATATATCGCCCGGTGGAGATGTCATAGAGGGGTATCAAGTATATTATATTCCCGAAGACGGAGAAACCAATATTCAAATAACATTTCCTGAGAAACAAGGAAGTGGTGATACATTTGAAATATTATTTGAAAGGTCTACTGGAGAAAATATAAATAATCAAACAATTAAACTTGAAGATTTTATCCAAGGCAATACAACAGAAGGTACCCGATCTCCTTTAATATTTAATTTTAAAGTTCGTATTGCCAAATCTGTGATAGACACATTAGACGGAACAGTACAACAAAATATTTTTAATAGACAACTTTTGGTTAATAAAGCATCTACTCAATTAACTATTGGTCTTAGATTTGCTTTAGATACAAACAGAATTTCATTTGAATCATTA